TCATCATAACATTATATCATATTTTTGCCATTTTGGCAAATTTTTTATTAAAATGGTGTACTATATTCGTGGTACTTATAACCAAATGTAACCTGTGCCGTGATGTATTCAACATCTGTTGCATTTTGATTTAACTCTATAGCAGATAATGCTTTAGGGTAACAATCAATAAATGTTACTTCTACTTTTGGTATATTTCTACTTGTTAGTGTTAGTAGTTTTGCGTCTGAAAATATTGCACCATCTGGTGTAGCAGAACCTTCTTTACCAGGTTCGCTTTGTACACCTCGACTTTGAGACAATGGCATTCTGTCTTGTCCTGAACTTAATAGTTCCTGAAACTTAGTATCACTATCAACCTGTGCTAACGCTGCCATCCAGTCATGTACTTTTCTGTAGTTTTCTAAATCTTCATCTACTAAAAATGTAATTGTTAAATCACCAAATGTCATATCATTACCTGGTAATTTAAGTTGTTGTAATCTAGTAGGTTGTACCATTTCTGTTAATGATACATCTGGTATTTGTGCTGCTATTGTGTTAAACTCTACAGTAGGTAATTTTACCATTTGAAATTTAAACTTAGTAGGATCAAAGTAATCTAGTTGAGAACCGCTTCGCTGTCTAGTTGTGAGTGTACTATCAGTCATATTACTATTTATACTATCCCCTAATATCTACATTTGGTTTGGGTATAGGTATGATAATCTTCTCTTGGTCTTCATCTACTTCTTCCCAATCTTTTTCAGTTGACATTTTTTCTAACTCTTTTTCTTTAGCAGTCAGAGCGTCTCTTTGTTCTTGTATTTTTTCTATCTCTTCCTCAAAAAATTTGTTTTGTCTTTCTTTTGAGGGAAACAATAGAAAAGCAACTAACAAGATTGCTAGTGAAAATGTTGTTATGTAGAAATATTGTTTTATCATATCTTTATTTATTCCAAAAAAAAAAGAGGGGAAAATTAATTCCCCTCTCTTTATAAATTTACACCGCAAAGGTAAATATTACATTAGGTTAGCTACTTTAACCATTCTGTAATAGATGTTTGCTTGGTCAGTACCTGTGTCAGAAGCTTGTGCTGAACTTTCCGCAAATGGGTTTCTGATTAAACCATATCTAGTTTTGAAACCAATTTTTGGTTGGAATGAGTTCTCGCCAACTGCTCTAACCATTTGTAGAGGTACATATGGACAATAGAACATACCAGCGTCATAAGGTGAAGTACCTTTATAACCTACTGTGTAGTATTGTGCCGCTGTGTTGTTTGACGCATAAGGGTCAACATACACTTTGTATCTACCGTTTAGAGTACCAGCAAATGTGTTACCTGTGTCATCAACATTTAAACTGTTGTTTAACGCAGGAGCGTAGTCTAAGATACCAGCCATTTGTAAAGCAGAAGCAACGTCTGAAGAACAGATAAGAATGTTACCTTTTCCTCTTCTTGTTTCTTGTGCGATTACGTTAGCGTCTCTCTCTACTTGGAACATTAATCCTTTGAATTTCTCAACTGACCATCTACCATTAGAGTCCGTATCTAAGTCAAAAGTACCAGATGTAGTTGTGTTTACATTAGCACCTTTTTTTGCTTTTTCGTAAATTGTTCTAACAACTTCTCTATTGATTTCAGCAAGGATCTCAGCAGACAAGATATTTGCTAATTCAGTTTCAGCATCTAAGCCGTGAATTGCTTTAAGGTCTTGTGCAAGTTCCATTGTGTATTCTGCTTTTAACTGTCTAGTTTTAGCAGTTACAGTTGATTTCTCAATTGAGAATGCCATTTCTGCAAATGATGATGAAGCTTCAGCAGTCGCTGTTGCAATACCAGTACCAGCAGTAACGGATGTTGTTGTGTCGTTCATTAAACCAGGATTCAATGATGCTGAGTGTGTACCAGTACCAGAGAAGTCTGAATCCGCTTCGTTAAATAGCGCTTCAGTTCCTGAGTTAGAAGTAAATCTGCTCTTCATTGCGAAGATTAGACCAGTTGGACCAGTCATAGGTTGTACACCACAGATATCGTAAGCGATAAGATTAGGCATTGCTCTTCTTACGAGTGAAATTAAAATAGGGTCCCAGTTAGCAATTGCGCCACCTGTTACGTTTGCAATCTCACCTAAGAATGCTTTGTCTTCTTTCGCTGCTTTTTCTTGGTTTTCAAGTATAACAGCAGTTACAGCTCTTTTGTACGGGTTGTCGATTTTTGGTAAATCGCCGTGCTCTAGGACTGGTTGCCATTTTTCTTGTAAGTTTTGCGAATTAAACATTTTGTTTATCTCTCCTTAGTTTTTTAATTGTTGTAGATATCTCTACTTTTTACCCTACTAATTGCAGCCGTATAACGAGACATGCTATCAGACATATCTGTTACTGTGTTACCATCTTCGGAGTTAGATTGTGCGTCAACATTTTCTGTTGAAGCAGGCGCTGATTTAGCATTTCCAAAGTAACTCTCTTTAATTGTAGTTAACTTTTTCTTATACTCGTCTGCACCTTCATAACTAACATCTTCAATAAGTGATTTTAGTTTCTCAACTTCTGTGTCAGCAAGACCAGCAGTTACTTCTTCTAAAATTTCATCTTTTGAAAATTCGTTAATTTGTTTTTTCATTTCAATTGATTTCTCAGTCATTTCATTTACTTTGCCTTTTAGCTCTTCAATCTCTTGTTCTTTAGCGTCTAAGACATCATATTTTTCATCTGGGATATCAATGTAATGGTCTTCAAATAATTGTTTTAAACCACCAATAAAGTCTTCAGCGATTTCGCCCTTAATACCTTTTTCGATAGCAAGTTCGTTTTCTTTCATCCATTCTTCAACAACGTAGTTTAGATAATTGTCAACTTTGTTTGTTAAGTCTTGTTTGAAAGTTTCTGTCGCTTCAGATAACTCAGCAGAATACTCATCTTCTAATCTTTCAATTTCATTTCTTACTTTTGATTTTACTGCAGCTTCGAAGATAGTTGCCGCTTTGTCTTTAAAAGTTTCAGATAAAGTGTCGTCACCAGAAACAAGAGCAGCAACATCTTCTTTTACGTCAATGTCTTTTACTCTTTTTTCCATTTTGTCTTTTTTCTCTTTATCGTCATGTTTAGCTTCGTCCATGTCTTTTTCTTCTTCGTCATCTTTACCGTTCATAGCAGCCATCATTTTGCCGTATGAAGCAGCGATATCAGATTTTTTCTTTTTAGACATAGCGTCATACATTGCTTGTATCATGCCAGCTTTAGTTTTTGGCATTGCCATTTCTTCTTTTTCTTTATCGTCTTCTTTTTCGTCTTTATCGTGTTGAGCTTCAGCAACAACGTCACCGTCTTGCTCAGCGTCTTCTTTTTTCATTTTTTCTTTTTTATCGTCCTCGTCTTCCTCTTTCACCTTTTGCATTGGTTCAGCAGGAGCGGCACCTTTCGTAGGAGCTGACGTATCTTTTTTTGCTTTTTTAGCATGGTCAGTTGAACTTGCGTCAGTTGGAGAAGTAACTGCTTTTCCACCATCTTCATATTCAGCGCCTGCTAATTTTTGCATAGGATCTGCTTTACCAGCAGATGCCGTTGGAGCGTCTGCACCCTTAGGAGCTTCAGTAACGATTGTTTGTTCTTTTTCCATTTAACTCTCCTATAAGTCAAAAATTAATTAATTAATTTGCGTACTACTATTTATTATTTTGCGACTTTTCGCATAAACTTTTCAAAAGCAGCCGTTTGCTTTTCAGCTAACTGGTGCTGTTTAGCACGTTCAATTTCTTGTTGTATTTCAGAAATATCTTGCTCTTTTACAACACCATTGTCCCATACCCACTCTTTGCCTTCCATGACACCTTGTACAAATGCACTTGGAGCAGATGGGTCTGCAACAATGTCAGCAGCAGTTGCTAAGTAAAAGTCTGATTTTACATAGTTAGTACCGCCCTTATTCTCCAAGGAACCCATGCCCCTTGACGAAACTCCTAGTTGTGCGCCTTCGTCTATCAAAGACTTCACAATCTTACCATAAGGTGTATCTGTAACTTTTGCTTCACCAATGTAGTTACCTTTACCATCACCTTCTAATTTAGTGATTAAGTGTGATACCCTCTCTAAATTCACAGTTGGTCCGTCAGGATGTCCTAACTCAC